TACATTAGGATTATTATATATGTATTTGTGAAACCATGATGTATCTGTACGTGCTGGTATTAACATTACCACAGCAACACCTTTTAAATTTTCTTTATAGCATTTTTCAACCCACTTACCTATTGCTCTACCGTAAGGAGGATTACAAAATACCGTTTCACCCGTCCAGTCTTTACTTAGTCCATCATCTTCTTTAGTATAATATTTATCACATTTATGATTTTCATGTGTAGCACATGGGTCTAGTGTAAAATGAAATTCTTCATTAAGTTTGTCAAAAAAATCTTGCGGTGTTTCCCATTCGTCTGATTTGCTACTAAACATTACGTCTGTGTTCATCTTCCATCCCCCTCTCCTATTTCAGCCTCCCCAGCGGCCCCGGCTGGCGCAAGCCGCTGAGTAAAGCTGTTATTTCTAACTGTTTCCTCAATCAACTAGCCATTTATTTCCTGTCCATGTTGCAAAAGCATAATCGCCATCAATTAGGTTTTCACTGTTTAGTGCTACCTCCATTTTCCCGTCCTCTTTAGGCGTCAAATACAGCACAGCACCACCCATATCCATACGTAGTGTGTTTTTGTCAAGTCCTGTAATGCTTATTCTTGCTCCTTTAAGACATTTTCTGCACTTAGTTCTGAACATTTTAACCTCCTCCCAGCCTCCCAGCGGCCCCGGCTGGCACAAGCCGCTGGACCAGGCTGTTTAAACATATATATTCGCATCATATATACATAACGCCCCGGACCTCACGCCAACCGGTACCATGATCATCGGCCCGGGGCCAGCGGGTTCAAATCCTTTTCCCGCCATGTCGGTACGGGCGGGTTTTGTTGTATTCGTGCTTGATTCTGATTGCTTCCTCAATGTCGATACCTTCCTTGCCGCAATAGTCCAGGATACGGATGATGCAGTCGGCAAGTTCGATAGGGATGCCTTCGGGTTTTGAATTCTTGTAGTTACATTCTCCATAATACATAAATGCCAGTTCGCATTGATTGTCGTCTTTGTATATACAAGGTTCAATAATTGCAGGATTTTTTGTGCAATTGTAATAAATCGAATAATTTCCTGCCCTATATTCCTCCAACGCCTCCGACAACTCACTATGGCACAAGGCAATTATCTCACCAAATGTTCTCTCTCCTTCCCACCAGCCTTTTTCTTTTGCAAGCGCATGTATTTCATCACGCCATTGATTCAGATTCATGTGTTATTCAACCTCCTTATTACCCCGATAATTTCAATCTCAACCCTCGGATTCTCCCTATCCACCTCAAACCTGTGTGTAATACTGTTGACATATCTTTGGCTGTCATCTTTTATAGCCCCACCTGCTACAAGTCCATCCATGATAAATTTTGTCCCTCCGCCTGTGATGTTGTCGGGGTCACGTCTGCGGTTAGGCTCGTACCATGTGATGGTTATGTCTACTCGGTTGTATTTCGGCAGTTTCTTGGCAAGCCAGCCGATTTCTGATGTGTAGCGGTCTTTCATTATGGCGTATGGTTGGTATTTGCCTTTGCCCTTCTTGGCAGCGTCTATAATTTCATTCAGTCCTGGTAATCTGCCAGGGTATTTGATAATCATTTCTAGCCCCCTAATCTGTAATTTAACTCCTGCCCTTTTAGCTCCACTATATGCCCCTTGCACATCTGTATAATCCTGCTTCCGATGGCCTCGTCAAAGCTCAAAAGCCTGTCCGTTGTATATTCACTTGATACGATGATAGGCAGTTTTTTCAGATATCGGTAATTGATTATTTCAAACATGGCCCGCAAGTCTGCCTCGTTCACCACTTCATATCCCATTCGGTTTTTTGTTACTGCCCCTTTGTATAGGTCGTCTATCAGAAGGACAGATGCGTTTTTATACTTGTTTACCTCTCGGTTGTAGGCTATTTCATTTACTGCTGATTGTTTGATTTTCATGATGTCCTCACGGTATTGCATATACCGGACGCCAATATTCTGTTTCATCAAATTGTTTGCAATGGCTATGGATAGATGGGTTTTCCCACTGCCAACCTGTCCAAGAAAGGCTATGCTGTTATTCTCTGTACCCCTTATCCTGTCAAAGTCCTTGACATATTTTATAGCCATGTTTTTTATGGAATTTATCGTGTCATTTACGGGCTTAAAATTCCCAAAGTTCTTTTTTTGAAAGGCTTCTGATATGCCGGAGGAATCCAGTATTCTTTGGTACTGTTTAGCTTCTCGGCATTTACACATCTTGGCCGAATTAGTTTTGGGATTTATGATCCATTCCATGTCTTGGCATAGTTCACACTTATAATTATCCTTGGTAGAGGAATTTCGATTTATCGAATTTTGGAGTTTTTTTATCATCTCTTCCACTTTTTTCTCCCCCTTTCAAAACGTCATAATATTTACCGCCCTCCTCATAATCAGCGCAAATTAAATGTTTAGCTTGGTACGCTTTTTGCCCAAAAAATTCATGTAGCGGTCTAGCTCGGATTGGATACTCACTACCCTTGGTTGCCTCTACCGCTTTTTTATGCCTGTCCAGAAGTGTCTTGCAATCTTCTACTGTGTACCCATTGTTCTTCATAGCTGATTTAATAGCGTCATCCATAGCTTTGGTATATTTTTTATGTTTGATAAGGTCGAGTGAAAGGTAATAGTCAAAGACATCACGGCGACCGCCGTATATATCTTTTTCTATTTTCTTATTTGCTTTACTCTTATCTAATTTACTTTTATTTAATTGTTCAGCGTCTGTTGAACGGTCGTTCAACGTCTGTTTATTTTCCTTTTTAATTCGCCGTTTTTCAGCAGATGCAAGCCCTGCCTGCCTTGCTTGTTCTCTCTTTGCATCTAGTGGAATCATACGCCTTTTGAGGCTTTCGCTCCAAAACGTTTCACCATCGCTTGAGAATAGCTTAAACGTATTTATGCAATCGTTGATATACTGTTGAACATCCGTTGAACACCCGTTGAACTCCTGTTGAAGTGCAAGGAACATATATTCTTCGAGTGGTAATTCATAGTCTTTTGTCTCTCTTAGCATTTCGACTACTGCCCAATACATTCCGTATCCTTCATAACCGTATTTTGCAATCATGGCTTTGATTTTTATGTCATTCCTTGCGTTGCTGTCATGACTGAAATAATATGCATCCTTAGCCATTTAATCATCCTCGTATACTTCAAATATTTCCTCGAATGGTTGTCCTAATACTTCGCATATTTTTTGAGCTGTCTTCGGGCTTGGTGAATATGTGCCTTTCAAGATTTGTCCCATACCCTGTGGGCTAATACCTGCCTTTTCTGCTAAGTCCTTAATTAGCATGCCTTGTACTATTCTTGTATAGTTCAATTTCGATTTTGCTTTTATCATGTGTACCTCCTATATGTATGTTTGTACTATCTATATTTATTATACTATATACTTCATGTAGTTTCAATACCTTTATTTTAGTTTGTTTAACTTTTATGCAGTTAGCATTAGTAGTTACCGTTTGTATTTAATTAAAGGTTATTGTATAATCTAGTAATAAGGAGTGATCTAATGAAACCTAATAATCGTGGACTTGTAAATAGATTGCCAATTTCCAGTTCTGTGGATAAAGAACTTTGGGAAAAGTTCGACAAACTCTCTGCTGATACCATGATACCTAAGTCAAGATTGCTGGATCGTGCTATTGAGCTTGTGTTGATTGAGTACGGGGTAAAGAGGGCAGAATAAACCTGCCCCTCTTTTATTGCTATTTCTTTCCCCAACTCTCAATCAATGATTTAATTTCTTCATCAGGTTTGGTTTCGATACCTAGCACCTGGCACTCATATACTGCGCCATCAATCAACCTTGCCATCTCTTTTGTGTCGTACTCATGTGTGTGCTTATATACGATATAGCAGTTAAATTCCTTGCCATCCTCTACCCTTGTGTCAAACCATTTCGCATACTTGTATATACTGTTTACATCTACGCTTGCGGGCAATTTAAACCCCACCTTGCCACCCTCTGTATCAGTCATGACCGCCCCGTAATCAAGTACTAAATTAACTTTTGATTCTTCCTCACTGATGTTTAGGGCTTCAGCTATTTTTCTGGCCAGGACATGGAAGTAAGCATTAGCATCTAGACTCCTGCGCTTCCTGTACTGCTTTATTTCCGCTTGCAGGTGCTTACCCTTGCTTAATACCTCTTTCAGTTCTGCCACGCCCTCCTGTGCCTGCTGTGGGGATAGAGAGAGGGCAAGTACAAGCTCAGGTTGGTGCTCTGCGTTGAATTGTAATCGTATATCTGTACAAAGTGATTTCATGACTTACCCCCTATATCGCTTTATACTTGTAATGCGTATTAAATCTTCCCCCATTTAGCTAAATCTCTTTGCTGAGTTAGTAATGTTGTTAATTCGTTATGTTCACCTTGCAGTAAAATATCTGCAATATCACTTGCTAAGCCCATTTCTTCATCCTCATCTAAATCAATCAAATAATCATTCTTAATTAAATTTATTATTCTTTTTATTATTTTATCAATATCCATCGCCCTTCTTCTCCTTCCTACACATAATACTTGGAATGCGTCTATCTGCAAAAATCCGGTTGTTCCATTTCTAAAGGTGTGTATTCCCTGTTGCCCGGATTTGCGTTGCATTTCATACATGTAAACTCCTCTATGCACTCTGATTCCTCAACGTCAAATACACACATGCCATCTTTATACCAAGGACATTCCATTGCTTCCACCTCCTTTTTGCTACCGACATTAATGTCGTTCGCTATCATCATGGTAAGGACATTCGTGTCCTTCGCAATTTCATCAGAATGTGTCACTTCTCTCCGCTCCATTTTAGCGCCAGTAGCTTGTCTATCGTATTGCCGTATCGTTTCCTGCTCCACTCATAAGTCCATTCCCTCATGTCCTTACTGCTGTGTGCTTCCCTATGACAGTCAAGGCATAAGGTGATAAGATTCTCCTTGATGTGCCTGCGTACCCTGCCTGTGCCACCATAGGCTATATGATGGATATTTGCCCCTTGTCTACCGCAGTACTGGCATATGCCATCGTCACGCTCTAGGATGGCTTTGATTAGTTTCTTTGGTATTGGTTTAGCCACGTTGCCCCCTTTCCGGGGAGGTTTGCCCTCCCCTATGTGGTTGCATTTTTCTTGTTCAATACCGCTATTGCATGTTTATACTGGTCTGCTGTTAGGCTTTCGGGCTTGTCTACTTTGTAATAAGCCAGGAATTTTTCTTTGTCGGTGCCGGTTTTTTTAATAAGACCTTCCAGTACCATTGCTTCGCTTTGATTTATGGGAATAGGTATATCCTTCATGGTGTCCTTATTAAATTTTTTACTTGTAGTTTTGGGTTTGCCCCCCTCAAGCGAGTTTCCGTCATCGTCATCCTCACTTGCTATGTTGAATATTCCCGATACCGAATAGCGCCTACCGTATGTTATAGCCGCCCCTGCGCCCTGTGGAGTGATTTTTTCAGCTGTCAGGGTTAGAGGGTCGAAGTCGATATATTCTCCGCTCTCATGTACTAACATGGTATGTATGGAGATTGTTTTTCCGTCATCGGATGAAGGATACTGTATGACGGATAATCCATGTTCGGCAAGTACAGGGCGGATTAAGTCCAATACTTCACCTAATGGTGCATATTTAGATTTATAGAAAGGATTATCTGCTGTGTTCTTGGCGTTTTGTAGCTTGGATTGAACTTTTGTTAAAGCTACCGCAAGGTTTTTAATAGATTCAGATTTTGTCATTTGCTACTACCTCCTTGTAGTAATTGCAGAACTGAGCGGCGCTACAGTAGTCCTGGCATTTTTTGTCCTCGCCTTTGCGAACTTCGATATAATCTCCGTCATTAGTGGCCATCCAATTTTCCGCATCTTCCATGCTGTCCAATACCCTCATAGCTGTCTTTCTACCCTTCTTCATGACTGCAAATTTGTCGCCGGAATTAAATCGTTCCTCCGGTGTACATAGGGGTAGTTCGTCATCAGGAAGTTTTTCAGCTTTGGCTATTTCTTCAAACTTTTCATGTAGCCATCGCTCAATTTCTTCAAAATCTTTGTCGGAAAATTGGAAGGTGATTTTTCTTACAGGTTGCTTTGGGTAGTCGGCTTTTCTTTTTGCTTGGGCCTTGGAATGGTCTTTCATTAAGGCTATAATCTCGGCTTTTTCTACCGGAAAACCTATAGACTGGAGCATGTATGAGTAGATAAGCAACTGCCTTCTCCAATCGGTGTAGTCGCCATATATAACTTTCCAGACGGAGCAAGTCTTGTAATCGGTTACGGTTTTGGTTTCGGCGTTGTAAAGGTCAAATTGTCCCGATAGAACATAATCGCCAATGTCGATTTTGAGCCTAGCTTCCTTGATTTCTTGGTCGCCCTCTTGGTGATTTTCTAGTACATTATGTACTGCTGTTCCAAAAAGTAGCCATATCATATCTGATACATCTTGTTCTATTTCATCAAAGTGCCTACGCTCTAAGATGGTTTCTCGCAATCCCTTTAACAGAGAGGTCACACGGTATTCGTTGTCTTTGTATACATAATCTCGGGTAGCCATATCTACCAAAGGCTTGGGTAAGCCTAATTTATTTGTAATTATCATTTGTTTTTCTCCCTCCTAAGTGATATAATTCTTGTAAGTGATTTTGCTTTGCGGCTTTTATAGTCGCTTTTTTTATCTTCAAATTTCTTCTTAAGTCGTTCATACTCAGCTTTTTCTTCTTTTGCTTTTTCGGCTTCTAGGTCAATTTCATCTACTGATTTTACAAATTGCCCTGTGCGCAAATCTCTGTCATATACCCACACCATCAGCGGCTCTCCATGCCCTGCCTTGATTGTGATTGCCCTGCTTTTTGGCTTCTCTTCTTGCCACTCTAAAAATTGATTTAAGTCCATTTTATCCCTCCTTATATTTGAAACCCCTTCTTAATTCTGACATTTGATTTGCCCTCCTATAATTTCATTTGTCGCCATGCCCTGTCCTCGGCTAAGCGGTCTCGCTCTTGGATTTCCCTTAGCTCTTCGAGCAGGTGTTCCTGTTCATCTTCCAGTAGGTAAATCCAATGTTTGTGCTTGTCGATTTCATCCTCAATCATGCTGAGGCGCTCCAGAATTTTATCCTCCCTGTCCTCATGCAGAAGCCCTTTCGCGACTTGTTCAAACCTAAATGTATATGTTTCGTTTGGCTTTGCTTCTAATGTCATAATTTCACCTCCAATATAGGCAAATACTAGCCCGGCCACTGCCAGTATAATAGCTTCCATTACTTATCCCCCACCCTCTCTATCCATATCTTTGTACCTGGGATGACCTCTATTTCATTATGTAAACTAGCATTAAGTTCAAGATACAAGTCGCATAAATCACATAGCTTATTAAATTTTTCCCCCTCTGGAATTTCGTCAATTTTTGTCTTGAAAAATTCCTTTATAGTTTTTTCTACTGCTTTTCTGCTGATTAAATCTGTCACTTTCCCACCCCCTTTCCGATAAAAGCATATACTCCACTTTCAGATGCATGCTCTACTACTTATCCCTCCTTTCCTCGCACCAGGATGGCAGGACAGCTATGCGACAATCCCCTAGCCCTATTTTGATATAGGGCTCTGTGATGGGCTGGCCATCTAATTTGTCTATCTCCTCCCTTACTTGAGGCAGGTCTTGGTACAGCATTGATGCCCCTGGGTCAGTAAGGAATTTTGCTTTGGAAAAGACTTTCACTTGCACTCACCTCTTTGTGTGGTTTTATACTTATAATGTGTCACTTCCGATATTTTGCTTTCTGACTTATACCTGCCATATTGTGATTAATGATGTCTTTTCTCAACGTTTCGTTGTACGGTGCATGATAAGCAAACCTTACAATCATAATCACTTTCAGCTATCCATTCCCCATCGGGTGTGTAAAACCCTACTGTCCATAAATATGGTTCACTTTTTATATATACATACATTCTTATCCCTCCTTTAAAATAATCACTTTCCGCCTCTGCCTTCCGAATTGCAGGGCTTCGTCCCTAGTCTCCATACATAGGTCCAGTCGCCCTCGCTTGATTGCTCTGCCCCTGTCATTTACGGTCCTTGCTCCCACACCTTCAATCCACACCCTAGTGCCAAATGGTATACTTTTATCGGCCGCTACTGTCTGCCCTGGTATTGGTCTATCCCCTGATGCTGTGACCGCTGGATTGCCTATATAATCTAGGCCGTATACTGCCTGCGGGTCTAGCGGTGCATAGCCTGTGATGGTGTAAGTCTCGGCCATGTCGAAGGTCTCTAGCAGGCTATCTAGTCTGTCTCTGATATCTTGGATCCTGCCCTGCAGCTCCTCCATCTTCTTCTTTAAATAGTCCACTTGGCCCTCCAAGGCTTCTAGGCTCTGACTGTAATCAGGCACTTCCACTGGTGGCACTTCCGCTGGTGTCTCTACTGGTAGAGCCGCTTTGATTGCCGAAATCGTAAGCACTAAGAATACAAGCGCTACCAATATCATCAAAATAGAGATGGAAAGAAACATACTCTCAGCCTTCCTCATGGATGGAATACCTCCCTCCAATACCGAGAAGTCACAAGTGTATCAGGAGCATAATGTATAATTATTGTGGCAATAATATAGACTAGGAGTACTGCGATAATTGCCAGCAAGACAAGGAATCTAGGCTTTAGCTTGTATTTTCTTCTGTATCTTTTCAGGCCCCCGCCATGGGCCAGGGCTTTATCTGTATCGTACTTATCCATTGCTAATCCTCCTTAGTCTGTCCTAAAAAAATTTCGTCCACTTTAACCTTTAAGACTTCGGCTAACTTTTCAAGGTTCCTAAAAGATGCACCCCTCAATCTGTTTACATCTTTTTCGTAACAGTTGATGGTTTTGGGGCTTAATCCTGCGAGCCTTGCTAATTCCTCTTGCGTGAGATTGTGTCTAGCTCTTAATTCTTTAAGCGTAAACTTCATTATCATCACCTCCTTATTTTACATTTTACACTACTTTTTTTCTGATGTCAAGCTTTTTTGTCATAAAAACGGATAATATATATACAATATAGGCAGGTGGTTACTACAAATGAATAATTGTTTTCCTAATTATTTTTGGCGAATACAAAAGAAGAGCCTTTCGGCCCTCCTTATTTTTCACTTAGGGCCTTCACACCTGCCTCTATAATCTCCACGAGCGTGATCCCTTTTTCTTCTCTTAGATCGGATATTTTTTCTTTTGTGGCAAGGTCCACCCAAGTCCCCACCTGGACCTTGCTCTCCGCCACTCGCCCAAAGATTTCCTCGTAGGTGTCGGCGGATAGGTACTTTTCGACCCATTCCTGGGCATCTTCCAGGGATAAAGGCCTAATCTCGTGGCCATATCCCCACTCATTTTCGCTTAAACGCTCGCTGTACTTGCTCATAGGTCCACCCTCGCCATGAAGGAAATACTCCCCTGTCCGCTTTACATAGAGGCCCTCCCACCAGTAATTTAAGTCTCCTGGTGTGCTATAGCTTGTATATCCTACAAGCTTAGCGGTCTGCGTGTCATACCGCCGGCCGTTGATGATTTTTTTCATTTTTAATCCTCCTATTCTCTTTTTTAATATCTATTATAGAGGTTGCCGGCCGCCTCTATTTCATCTGATGCTTTACGGAGTTCTATATAATCCTCCTCCGTTAAGTAATGGATACCTTCGTATCCTGTACCGCATGAATCAAAGTCGCAAGTAGTTTCGGTATATACTCTATATATACCAGGATATCCGGAGATTGGAGAATACCGTGTATAAAATCCGTATTCACCGCCATTATTACAGCGGACACCCGGCACTGTGTCAGTAAAGAGTATATCTTTTTCTGACACATGAAGTGTTTTTCCTTCAGCTTGTAAAATAGCCTTTTTAATCTCTTTTGCTTCCTTTTTGTTTAATTCTTTTTTTCTCATTTCCTTTGCCTCCATTATTAAATTACTATTATCATATTCTCGATATGTCATTTTCTTTTCCTCCTTTTTGTTATCTCCTTGTAATGCTATTATAGCATGATGATAGCATTTGCGTCAACACAATTATGCACAAACTTTTTTGGTACTTTTGCACAAAAAAAATAAGCCCCGGGCTATAAGCCCAGGGCAGTATGAGAAGGGGGTACTATCCTATGATTTTCTTAATGTCTGCTAGCTTTCTGCTGGCTTCTTCATAGAGCTTTTTATAATCGATTTCTCTTGCCTTTATCAGCTCTGATATCTTGGCTTGAGTGGCTTTTCCCACAGACCCGTCCACCGCCAGCTTATTATCCTCCTGCAGGGCCTTGACCGCAGCCTCTGTGGCGGCGCCAAAGCTACTGTCTGCGCCCCAGGGCTCTAGCATCTTGCCATAGCCCAGCTCAATAAGGTCTTCCTGCAGAGATTTTACCTTTGGTCCCTTAGCGCCTTTCTTCAAGACTTCTCCATATCGTATATACTTCTTAAAGTCATCCACCTTATCAGCCTCCTTTTTGCTGATCTTGTATTGCTTTTCTAAAAATCTTATAATCCCCCTGGCCGACTTTTCGGCAAAATCATCTTGCATGATTACCTTCATGTCAGATGGGCTATCCATAAAACCATGCTCGATAAGTACTGTAGGCATCTTAGCAGTATTGAGCAATATAAGGTTTTTGTACTCTGCTAAAGGCTCGTATCTATTGCCTTTTAATCCTGTCTCGGCCAGTATGCAGTCATAAAGTAGCCCCTGCATGGCTTTTGTAAAGCCTTTATCCCCAGCTTTTCTAATTACTACTAGCCCCCCGCCTGAGCCACCCTTAACCCCTGCATTATGGTGGTTGGAGATTAATATGCCCGCTCCCCATGCATTGGCCTTTTTAGCCCTATCCTTTACAGGTATATCCTTCTGCCCAATAGGGTCGTCTAATCTAATTATCTCTACATTGTAGTCTTTCAGCAGATTCATGAGGGCCCTTGTGATTTTATCATTGAGAGTCCACTCCTTAATCTTGCCATAGCCCATGTAGCCTGGGACTTCTTTCCCCGCTGTATTTAGGCCGTGGCCACTATCAATAGCTATCCTAAACATCAAGCTTATCCTCTTTATCTTTTAGCTGTAGTAAGATATCTTTTAGCTTGGCTGGCACGGGGAAGTCTAGCTTAGCCGCATTTTCTAGTATACTGATTCCTTCCATTCCAATATAGTAAAATATCACTAGCCTCCTTGCTGTCTCTGGGGCATTGAGTAGGTTGTCCACTACTACGGCCACGGCCACCATGATAAGTATCATCATTTTCTTTTTTGTGATTCCAAGGTATGCCCTGTGGCTATCCAACTCCTTTTGCTTAGCTCCGCACATAAGACCTGTGAGAAAATCAAGTGCCATCAAGGTAAGTAGTGCGATAAATATCACGTCCAGCCCTCCCCATAGGTAGCTTGCTGCAGCCCCTAGGGCGGCGAATACTGTAGATGCAATCTTATCCCATTTCATTTTTCTTTCTCTCCTTTCATTTTTTATATTAAAAAAGCGCCCTTTATGGTGCATCAGATGCTGGTGGGGTCTTTTTTTCTGCCTCAAGACTTTTTACCTTTTCTGCTAAGGCGTCTCTTTCGGCTTCTATTATGGCCATCTCTCGATGGAGTAGGGCAATTCTGCTCGCCATCTTGTCTAATACCCGATTTACATCAATGTTCATCCTTCTACCTCCTGTATTTTTGTATTAATTAAATCATTTATGACTTGCTCCAATTTATTGACTTTGCTTTTTAGAGCCTCTACTTCGCTTTCTTCCTCTATTACATCTTTAGGTATCTCAGGTACAAATTCTTCAAATATATCTTCAAATTTTTCAGCATGAATATTTTTTACCCTCAATGATTTCCCTTGCTCCTGCAACTCAAAGAATCTATTATAATTTTCTTCTGATATAGGGAAATCGTCTTCGGTAATGTCATGCTCACCTTCTATCTTGAAGCCGATTCTGTCAAATTCTTTGTCAATATACATATAGTACATACTAAAAACCTCCCACTGCTATGTAATAGCAAGTAACCGTGGTTTGCGTGGCTCCCCCTCTTAAGGTAGCACTAAAGCCAGAGGTGCTCACATTGTAGACCTTTAGCGTCCCATAATCTGTACTAGAGCTACCTCCTACATTGGCGACCACCCTTACTGTAGAAGGTAGCGAACTTGAAAAGCTGACACTGGTAGAGCTCCCTGCTGTGACTGTAAAAGAGCCTGCTCTTATAGGTAGTCTGGCAGAGGCTACAGTGCCTGTTAATTGAGAAGCGTTTATGCTGGCGTTCGTTATTGCTCCATCCACTCTCAGATCACCGTAAAACCGAGCATTTCTGTTAGCGTCTAAATAAAGAGTAGACTGCCCACCTGACCTTAAAATCATAGCACCTGGATAACTGCCATCATTTTCTCCGTAAAGATTTATACCAGCTGCGTTTCCTGCTTCATCTGCTCTTATTAGCAAGCCTTGTCTATCATATGAGGTCAGTGTCCTGATAGTTGACGGTGTACCCATGCCATCAGATAGATAAATTGTTCCATACATCCAAAGCCCCCTAGAGGCGTTTATATCCACCCATCCATCTTCCAGCTCCACATGTGCATAATCGCTTGCGACGTTTGTACCTCTGGTCTCTAGACATACACGATTACTACGATCTCCACTTTTGGGCAGGACTTGAATCACTGCATGATCAGAGCCGTAAGTTTGAGGGTCTCTAGTATGCAGGCTAATGTATCCCGTTGACGAAGGCTGAATTGATAAGATGGTGCTCCAGTAATCATGGCTAGTGTCTGCAATAATTTGCCCCCCGAAAGCACCAGTAGGGTCATAGAATCTTATACGGTCATTATCTATTAATATTCTTCGGGTACCGTCTGAGTTTTTTATAATTTTACCATCATGGAATATTTGCAAGTTAGCCCCTGTAGTAGTATTTGGGTCGGGTGCTCCTGTGGCAAAAGCTACTTGACCACTACCCTTTATCGTAGTGTAGGTGTCCCCATGCTTGGAATAGATGCTGTTATTTATCGACCAGTCACCTACAGTGCCACCTGTGGCTGTGACTGTACCAGTTATTTCTGCTCCCCGCGCTTTCAATACACCTTCTTTTGTGATTACGGTTTTCCATGCCGAAGTAGAGTCGTACGCGGCCAATAGGTAAAGGTAGCTATTATCGGGTGGAGCGATGTAAAAGAAGCTACCATCCGACCCATCACCCCTCAGGGCTCCGGTATTATTATAATTGATAATCCAGTTGCCTATTTGCCCACTCGTAGCAGTAACTTTACCTGTTATGTCGGCATTTTTAGCCTCAATACTACCATCTGTTAATATTTTAAAATTGCTATTAGCAGTGACTAGCCCTTCTAACTTAATTTTATTAGCCTGTATTTTTATTTGCTCGGCTGTCTGATTGATAGAGGATATTATTTCATTGCTATCTACCTTGCCATTCAAATCACCTTGATATGCTGTAGACTGCCTCACAGTCTGGACTATCGCATTAGGTGTTATTTTAAACTCTGCCTCTTCGAGTCGGTCCGCTAGGTCGCCTAAATCACCCTCTACCTCTTCTACTTTTTCGATATTGTAAGATAGGCCTTCCTTTACTATCCTTAGCTCCGACTTATAATTAGCCATTTCCAGCGTGAGCGACTTCTTTCCTGTAGACTCCTTTTCAATGTTTGATTTAGCGGGGGCTCTTACATCTTCTAGCTGTCCGCCTGTGTAAGTAAATTTGCGGCCTAATATATATGTATCCTGGCCATCGACTGTAACTTTGTCGCCTAGGTCCAAGCTAAAGTCTCCCTGCCAGCTCAGCTCACAAGCTGTGTAGTTTACATTCTTTAGCACTTCATATAGAGGTCCTACTACATTATTAGGGTCTTGAACAAAGAGGTTATCTACAACAGTGTAAATATTGTCCCCAGTGCCTGCCTCAGCCTCCTCTGCACCCACCTTGACTATTACCCTGTCTATCTTACCAACGCCTGTCTCGTGCAATTTTAAGTCGAAATAGCTATCACTGGTAATGGCTCTTACAGGGGCTACTCCAAGGGTGCGGATTTCAAGCTTGCCTTGGTCATTTATGATAGCGTATCCCCCCGCCAGCTCGGCCACCTGCGCAAATATATCCCTGCAAGTGATCCCTTCATATACTGGCTCATTTGGGACTGTGTAATCAGCGTTTGCAAAGGATGTAGCGGCCAACTCAATACCACATTGATTACATGCAGACTCTAATATATCTAGTACAGTGGTCGGATATTCTAAGTCGCTGATATATTCTCTTTCTGCCTTGTACATTCGATCTACACATCTAAGAGTCACAGTGTCATTTTTCTTTTTCGCTTCTTCTACGGTATACAGGCCTTGTGGTACATATTCGACTGTTTCATCAGGCAGGGTCAAACCTAGCTCAATGCTGCATTCCTTGTTTCCATAGTCATAGTTTGCGTAATCTTCTGGGGCAGGTGTCCATGGGGTGGCTATAGAGCCTTTTTCGAGTTTTGCTGCTCGGTATGAGTAGGGTACATTAGTTGCTGTATCTGGGTTTCTAGTATCTGTAGCAATTCGTATTTCCCCTGTACGCTCTATAGGGAAACTGAAAGTAAGTGAATACCTTCGCCATATATTATCATCTATAACTTTAATTGAACCAATTGAAGTATTCCCTTGCCCATCACTCCCCCAAAGGTAATTGTAGGAGATTCGTTTCAATCCTGAGTCTGCTTTTAAATCAAAAGATAATGTATAGGGTTGGTTTGCTTCAAAAGTATGTGACCCAAAAGATATTAAAGTTTTAACATTCTCCGATGGCCCCGTACCGTCTCCTGATTGAGTTTCCCCGTCAATAGCTGCCATAGAGGTACCTAAGGTTAAATTCCTCCCCCACTCATCCCCTGTATCCACCACTAGCTCAACCTCGGCCGTGGCCATCGGGGCAGTGCCTATCTCAAAGTCTTCATCATATACCAGGTCTGCATCTATAGCGATTTTGCTTAGTGTGGTGTCGTTAATTTCTAGTCCTGGGAAGGTGACCTTGCCCTTAATCTCCAGAGTATCTGATTTTATGGCTTCTTTAAATTCATCTGATACATTCTTCAAAGTCCTACACCTCTTCCTACACCTCTATCGCATTGAATTTAATGTACTCAAATGCATCTACACTTGGGTACTTTCTCGATTGCCTACTAGTCACGTAGAATCTTTTGGTCACTATTCCGAGTTCAGCATCATCATACTCAATGAGGCAAGACTTGCCCTTTACCTGCTCCAATATTTGCTTGCCCACTTGTATTGGCACTCCCTTTAGCTCAAAACTCAATTTACGCTTGTCACCGATAAAATACCTTATCATTAGCCCGTTAGTAGTCCTCTTGCTATCCTTGTCTAGGGCTTCTATTCCCACCTCAGGAGGCAAGAGATGGCCTTTAGGTATCTCGTATCCATTTATTTTTGGTGTAAATGCCATATTGCTGCCTCCTTTACACTGGAGCTAGTCCAGCTTTTCTTCTTCTTCTATTAATTGTCCTCAAAGATATCCTGCCAAGCTCATCTCCATCTACCTCTATTACCAGGTCCCCCGCATCCTCACTTGCAGCGCTATAGCCCATCATATCTGCAAGTTCACCAGCTAGCTCTCTTATCCAGCCGGTATTATTCTCAAGTGGCATTACAGCTTCTTTACCACGCTCTCCGACCATTGCTAATGTTGGCTGATCTATGATACCACCTTTAGCGAGCTTAGGTATAAGGGGGATGTTAAAACCAAAGTTCTTTCCGCCTATTAAAGGCACCCAGTCAGGTACGTTAAAGTTGATTTTATTTAGACCCTTGATAAGGCCATTTATAGCGCTGATAATTAGGTTAATCACACCCTTTATTGCCCCTATAATGGTGTCCCATATGCCAGTTACTATGTCGCCAAGTCCCTTCCAGGCTCTTTTCCAGTCCCCTGTAAAGACCCCTACGATAAAGTCTATAATCCCGCCTAATATTCCGAAAAGACCATGTAGTATGTCTGATATGCCTGATATGGCCCCATCTACTACATCTAATATAATTTCAAAGACCGAGCTAACTATTGGACCTAGTACGCCGATAAGCCAATTGACAATAGGAGCTATAAATCCATTGTAGATCTCTAAAGCGCCATTGATGAGCTTTAGGATAAAATCGCCTACCATATACACTATGTCTTTTAAGTAGTCATCCCAAATCTTCTTAAGGAAGTCCAAAAAAGGTGCGATGATGGGTTCTAGTATATCAGTCCACAACCTCCTAAAGGTCTCCCTTAGGGAGTCCATAAAGTCAGATACATTTTTAAGTAAGGTTTCTCCATGCTCTTCCCATAAATCGCTTATGGTATCCAATATATCAATGATTACATCCCTTATAATCTCATAGGTAGGCTTTATTACTGATTCCCAGATTACATTTATCGTATCGGCCATAAATTGAAAGTTCTTGCTCGTCTCTTCAAACGCAAAGGGTAAGTACTCAGCGAAAATAGGGACCACAGTCTCTAGTATCGATTGACTTACGGGACCCCAAAATTCGTAGAGCATAAAGTCCTTCATAGGTATTAAAGTATCGTTCCACAGACTGTTGAAAGCCTCACCAATAGGCGCTAGTAAATCCCGACCAGGGCCCTTGATCCAGTCTATGAGGCCGGTAAAGCTCTCTCTTATAAACGTAGTTATCCTGCTTGTCTTGGCCTCTATTTCATCTATATTAATAGGCATCTCAAATGTCCCTAGCTCTATTCCGCCACCTGCACCTGCATCTGCTGAATCTGCTATATTGTTTATCTCATCAAATGAAGCTAATCCCCTTGCAGCCTTTTTAGCAGATGCTCCATAAGCATCCATGCTTTTTTTAGCTGCATCTAGTCCCTTGGCAGCATTAAAGCTTTCTTTATAGGTCTTACCAAATAGTCCGGATACGAAAGAGGCTATATAAGTGGTGGCGGTGGCCAGCCCTCGTACTAAAGCATTAATGGCCGGTACAATGAAATCAAATATGGGCTGGAAAGCAACTTTTAGATTAGTTTTAATGATGGCCAAAGAATTGGCATACTCTTTATTGGTTTTTAGGCCTTCATTCATGTAATTTATGATGCCTCTTATCGCTTTTAGCATCAGGTTGTACACAAACAATCTTCTTAAAATACTCATGAATGACCTATTTATCATCTTAGCAAAGCCACCAAATTGCTTGCCACTCTTAGTAGCTTTCCTTCCCGCCTTTTCTACTTCGGTGCCGGTCCTCCGGATCTGATTGCTAGCTTCACTTGATGTACTTTTCATCTGGGCCATGGCTTCATTAAGTTTTCTTATTTCTTCTTTTGTGGCGCTACTCTTTGCCCTTAAAGGCTCTAGCCTGCCCTCGAGCTTTGCGGTCTCGTCATTCAATTTTTTAAATGCAGAGTCCATTTCAAGTAGTACTGCCAGGCTGTCCTCTTCGCTTAGCCCAGAAAAAGCAGGGAGGTCTCTATATTTGCTTATTATGGCGTCCTGCTGAGCGTATAGCTGGTTCAACTCTCCCTGCAGGCTAGCTATTTTAGTCTGGTTTTTTTCAAGGCTTGATTCAAGAGATGCTAGGCTTTTCTGCATCCTTGATATTGATTGGCTGGTCCTATCTCCTGCCTCTGTTGCCTTTGCTGCTGCACTATCAAATCCACCTGTAATGCCTTGCAAAGTGCTCCTAGCATAGTCACCCATCTTCTGAAAGCCTGTATCTAGCTTAGGTCCTTTTACATTTTTGCCAGCTATACCATCTAGAGTCTTCTGCAGGCCTTTTAGTGATCCTTGTATCGTCTTTTGTAGTGTTCCTGCCAAATTTCTAAACTGCTGCTCAATATCGCCTTGCAGGGTTACTTCTAGTCCTACCTTACCTACGCTGCTTACGCTATCTGACATATCTATATCTCACCTCCCGCCTGTTTTAGGTCTGTAAAATGATTTTGATTTCAAGCATTAGCTGAAAGCCATTTTGCATGCCTCCTGGAAAGCCTTTATTTGCTCTATTACTGCGGATGGATTATCTAGGGCTTTTTGGTGTATCCTGGTACGCCATTCATTACGAATCCTGTGCTGATCTTTCGTAAAGTGCTTCAGCATCTCCTTATCATTCTCGCTACGGATAGATATTATCTGACCAAGAGGGGTCTCTGGCAGCAGGCCAGATACTAGGGTGCAAAATTCGTCCCAGCTCATATCTGGTTCATTTCTTAGCCTTATACCATACTGTGCAGCTATGGAGGATTCTATCAAATCCCAGTCCTCATATAGATCATACCAATCTTCTCTATTGGCGTTCTGTCTCTGTGCGAAATCGGGCCTCAGCGACCTCGTAATCCTCACCTGTAATAGCAGCTATTATTGCTATCATAATAGCCTGGTAGGACTTAACAGATAGGCCCATAGCATCTATTTCTTTTGCTGCCTCTTCACCTAAGGTCATTTTAATTACTTCATCTATGGCCTCAATGTTGCTAGAGTCCATGCCTTGTATTTTCTGATTGAGCAGTACCACTGTATTTTTACGGTCATCTATATCGTAAATCTTATCCTCTGCCAGCTTTAACTGAGGTCTTTCATTCGTAAGCTTTTTAGATATATCAATTACTTTGCTCATTTTTCTTTTCATCTCCTTTTTGCGCTACTACTTCTACCAGTGGGCCAAATTGAGAGGCTGCAATCTCTCTTAGCCTCTCTTTGGTCACCTCAAACACTTCACCTACTCTTCTTTGCTTGCCCGCTTTTATATCGGTGAATCTTTTTATTACTTTTACCTTCATCACTTCAAGCCTCCTATACAGCTGGTACATATACAGGCTTGCCGTCTGACTGTAGCTCAAATTCTAGACCGGATACATTGGTTGAATCTCCACCAAAGGGAGTAGTAACATTGACTATACAATCAAACTCTAGCTTGTCGCCATCCGGAAACTCAATGGCCGCTTTGCTAGAACAATCCAGCCCACTCTTCCAAGCAAGACCTGCTATATAATCATTGCCTGGGTCACCTACATGCCTTTTACCACTGAGGGATATTGCAAATCCTTTCCCAGTCATTAGCCTTCTTACCCAGCCTTCTGTATCCATGGGAGTCCACTCTTCCACGTTTCCGTCTATAGATGGGGAAAACGTTTCCATGTCTTTTATGATTACCATATCTTGTTCAGTGCTTTCCCTACCTGCTGTCCCAATCTTAAAATCCAGATTAAACACTGGATATACTCCTAAATTAGTAGCCATTATTCATTACCTACCTTTCATGTATTATCTCTAAATCAATTACATATTCAAATATCCCGGAGTTATCCACTCCTAGATACACGGGTTCCGGGTCCCGCATATTGACTTGCACTATCTTCTTGCCTGCCACCTCTACATTAGTCAGACCGTGTAGGGCCTTGTATACCTCCTGGGCCTTTAATTCGCTTTCCCTTACATTCTTGGTCCAGTGTACTAGTATCCTTATGCCCTTGCCTTTGTAGGAGCTATTTTGAATACCACCAATGGCCATAGGATTGATAAAGGCCTGCCCGTTATAGATAACTATAGCCTTTTCATCTGTAGCCCTTAAACCGCCACTAAACCAGGTAGGGCAATCAATTTTAGTCTTAAGCCAATCCTTGAAATCAACGATGGTCATTTGATCACGCCTCCTGACAATCTCTTGAGGAATTTGCCAAAGGTCTCGGCCAGCCAGTCCTTTTTTGGCCCATGGATAAAGCTATCTAGCCATCTGCCCTGTGCATTTGGATTCTTGTCCTTCCTGAAATTATATTCAGGATGATAATAGAGCCTCCTGGCATAGGGAGTATTGTAGCTTAAAAAGCCTTTGCCCCCTGCCACGCCCTCGACTGCCGACTCTTCTAGGGCGCCAGTTTCCTTAGGCACCACCTGCATATTATTTACTTCGGTCTTCATGGCCATCATGGTAAGGGGCAAGGCATTTATGGCAGCTTGTTCAATCTTCTTGATATTGGCTTCATTCAGTGTTACAGTCACTTTTATTTTCATCTACATCAAATCCAATTCTGTAGAATATACTGAGCCATCAGGATTACGGGGTTTACGGGATCTATATATAGTCTTCTTAATACCATCTAGCTCCACATAGCCCTTTATAGGCTTGCCTGGGTATATGTCGCCTTTGAACAGGGCCTTGCCAGTTAGCTCTACTACTTGTCTTTGCTCGTTTAGAGTGGTTCTGGACCTTTCGCTAAAGTTACATTTGCCATCAAATATTAGTGTATTAGTTACACCATCCTCGCCAGGCACCTCTGCATATACTTTTATAGGAGTTACTAAACACCAATCAGGAAAAGGAAGTTTCATATTATAACCTCCTTGTAGATAGGCCTGTTTGTGCTAAATAGTCTAATGTTTTCTTGTCTGCTATTATTCCACCGGGACCTTGATTTTCTTTTCCAAATGATAGACTAACATCTCCTATACTAAATCCACTCAATGGAGAGTTAAGATATTCTCCATAGTTATCAATAAATTCTGCTTGATGGCATACTGCCTTTTTAATCATTTCTTGCTGATACTCTGTCAAGTCGTTAAATCCTCTAGCTCTAATCCTGCCATAGGTGAGCCTGTCGACCTGGTCAGATGCTTCTTCTAATAGTTTAATAGCTACATTTTCTTCTAGGGTGCCTTTATAAGTGTCTCTATAATACTCATAATCTACATAAGCTATAGCCCTCACATCCTTTCAAAAGAAAGGAGAGGACTACTTGCCCTCTCCTTTAGTCTTTTTTGCTTTCTCTGGTTTTTCGCCAGCAGCTTCTTTTTTCTGTAAAGCATTAAATTCAGCTTTTAGCGCTTCATATTTTGCTTTAAGTTCTTCTAGTTCCTTAACTTCTTCTGTTTTTACTCCCTCAAATACTAGTTTACCCTTTTCAAGTTTAGCAATTTTATATCCTTGGTCAATATATTTTTGCTTTTCATCTTCTGTTATCTTACATTCTCTGTTATCCTTTATGGCATACAACATAGTCCACACCTCCTATCCTTAAACAACCTTTACCTCTGCCAAAGCACTTCCGCCAGCTACGGCTTTATTTTCATTATCTACTTCAACAAGTGTAATTATGTTACCTTCGTTTACTGCAATATCAGTTCCTAATGCGTAAGCTGTCCAACCCTTTCCACTTAAATCCTCACCAAGGATTGGAAGTTTTCCGTTTATCTTGTATACATAACTATTACCTTGAGTAAGAGCTGGAAGGACAGTTACTATTTTTGTGCCAAAAGTTGTACCTTCTGTGCATTCAAATGTTAAGCCGGCAAGAGGTTTACTACCAAACGGATTAGCATTAATCGCTACTGCGCCTATTTTTGCCTTTATAATAAATAGGTCGGTATACATCCTGTTTTGATACAAGTACCCATAAGCGGATTCTGGTGTTTCTCCCTTATTCCAAAGGTATATATCTGCTACTTTCACAGGTGCTAATATAGCGCTTGGATGACATAGAATCATGTTAATTTGGTCAGCTGTATCTGCCGGAGTAAACCCAGTTGTAAAATTATAAGCAGTTTTCATTCTGTCAGAAGGTACTGTGTCTATAGTAACTTCATCTAAGGACCTAACATTTCTGTTTATTCCTTTTGCGCCACCTGTAACATCTAAAGTTCTTTGAATTCCTTCCGCATTTTTAAGCATAGTATAAACAGGAGGTGTTACTTTTAGGATTCTTCCAGACTGAGGAACACCCGCCTCATCCATATCCTCCATCATCTTATCGAATATGTCTAAGATGTTAGCTTCAGTTAATACCGTATTATCTACCGTCCCGCCAGCCTCCACAAATTCAGCGTATAACTTAGAATATCTATAAGCATCTAGTTCAGGGATAGCTTGCTCCTCGTTGAATACTGCTGTGATATTAGCCGCAGATAAAACTTGGTTGGTCTCGTCTACATCCATCTCATCCACGAAGAATTCAATATCTCTGTCATGTTTCAGGTAGAATACTTGATAGGTATTTCCTACAGTTCCCCTGTTCTTGGAGCCATCTCTTTCGTGGTCTTTATAACCAGATAGCTGTATAGTAGGTATTTTAATAGTTTGTGCGTCTATAAATCTGTATCTGTTGTTTGTTGCTATGTTTGCAGAGGTTAGTTCCCTTGCAAATTGTTGTTCTATTTGTCTTTCAAATCTTTCAGCATAATTAATGCTCATTAATTATCATCCTTTCTTTATTTGTCCTTTAAGTTTCCAAATGCCGCAGCTATAGCAGTATCTATAGTCTGCTGATTATTAGGGGGAGGGTTGCCTACCTTAAACCCTGCCTGTTGCTGTTGTTGCTGGTTGGCTTCATCTTCTGGCTTGAAAAGAAAAGCCTTGCTCTCTTTTAGAGCCGCTATCTGCTCATCCAAGCCCACTATCTTGCCATCGTCACCGATAATCAGTTTGGTCTTGTCCACCAACCCAGATACCAAGTCCTCATCATGCACCTTGCCGGCCACTGCTAGCTTAATAGCACTGGCTAGCTGGATATCCTTAAGCTCAGCTTCGTATTTTTCTGTAGTAGCTTTATTCTCTTCCTGTAGCCTTTCGATTTCAGCCTTCAGACCTTCAGCATCAATCTTTTTCAAATCTTCCAGCTGCTTATCTCTCTCGGCTATACCTTCATCAAGCTTCTTCTTAGTTTCAGCCAAGGCGTTATAGGTCTCCTTTGGTACTGCATGCTTTGGGAATTCGGTATTGACCTCTTTTAAGAGGTTCTCAGTGTCAACAACTCCGTCTTTTGTGTGTTTTTCAATTAACTTTTTTAGCCATTCCATTTCCTATTACCTCCATACTTTTTTATACTGGTCAGTGCCAGTCTTGGGTTCTTGTTTCTTTATACCCTGACAATACTAAAAAAGGGTAAATAAACAGTTTAATGTCTTGTTTAGGACATAAAGAATACACCTATTAAGGTGTTTAGCGTCCTGCTTCCTTTGTTATAAAGGATTTAAATAGTTCCTCGTTTACTCCAAATTTAAGTATTCCATCTAATCTGAAATACACAATACCATCTTCAACAAGTATAGTGCAATCATCTTTATACTCAAATTCTTCTGTTTTTGTAAATCCCCCATCACAGATATCTATGACAATTGACTTTTTCATTCTATCCCTCTCTTTTCGTTCCAAGCAAATACAAAATAATAATCGTTATGCATATAGTTAATGTAACCTGTGTAGCTGTAGCCATATTAATCCCTCCTTACCTTTATGGACCTACCATTCTGATATCATGTATTACACCTCGACCAATCTCTTTTCCATTTATTTTAAAAGCAATTTCACCTCCTTTATCCTCTACGCCATCTAGATACTTTAGCACTTGTATAATCTCCTGAGGTTCGCCCTCTAAGTCTATACATATATCTCCTACGTATTTTGAATACCTCACTTATATCTCTCCTTTTTATTCATACCCTCGGATTTTCTCTCCTGGGAGCTCTCCTCAGTTGAGGATTAGCCTCCAAAAATTCTCTCAGCTCAAGCTGTAAGGTAGCCAGTTTGTTTTTTTCAGCCTTTAGATTTTCCTTGTCTATGGTACCGGCTATAATCCTTTTCTGCTCTCTTATCGCTCTTTCTAGCTTCCTCTGGTGTTGCTCCAGTCCGTAGTATTTAAGTGCCTTTTCAGGATCTGGCACTTTAGGCAGTGTTGTTATTCCAGGGAAGTAGGTGCTTAGATTGTGCCTGCAATTCGGATGCATTAACCCTTCTTCCATGGCCGTGCTAAGCAGCTGGTACGGACCATCCTCTTTCTTTCCACCGGAATAAACATCATCAATAATGACAAGCCCTTGCCAGGGTACACATAATTCACAAGCAGTAGCATGAGCCGATACCACTACTAATGACAAGCCCAGCTCCTGCCTCTTCTTGCCCTCGCCCATTAAATAAGCCCTGTGGTTTGCTGTCCTCAGGGCCATTTCTGCATAGCTTGCTATATTGACCTTCTTGCCATCACTATAGGTTATTGCATCTATGCCCTTGGCCAAGAAATCTTTAGTAGCCATATCTATAGCTTGGTCTAATGATACAGTGCCAGTATTATAATGGACCTGGGCCTTGAATATTGTTTGCCTATAGACATCATCCATACGTCTTAATACTGCTGTATTAGCCTTCTCAAAGTCATTCTCAACGGTTTCCATTAGTGCATTAAACTTAACGTCATTGGTTCGGAAAAATACCTCATCCAATGGCCTAGGAGCCTCTTCCCATTTCTGTGCGTTCTCTAGCACATGCTCTAATGTGTCTTTTATCGGCTCAATATCCACAGTTTCCACAGACTTATCCACAGTGTCTAGGATAGGTTTTAGGTCTCCGGGCAGTATTACGGTTATACCTTCCAGGAGCGTGTTCTGTATCCGCTTCACAAAGCGACTTACATTGTCCTGGGACTCTTTGTAGGTCTCCAGCAGGGTGGATGATATATGCTTTTCTATAGGTCCACTGTACTGGCCTATAATCTCCCTGTTTTCCCGTCTAAATCTTTCTAGGTCTCTCAGCTTGGCCGACTGCCATTGTTCAAATTTAAAGCCCATTTTCTCTTCTTCCAGCTCATGCCTCTCTAAATTACGCTTCAGGGACCTAATAAGGTCTAGCTCCATCTGCTCATAGATCCGCCGGATATCATAGGCTTCATCTCTTTTATTCCTCGTCATCGTCTACCACATCATCTAGACCGTCTATATTAGCCGCTGGCTCATCTACTACATGATCACCTTGCCGGATCCTCTTTACCTCCAGTGCCTTTTCTTCATCTGTCCAGGTGTCCCCATACAGCTCCTCAATTGCCTGCTCTAAACTCATTATACCTAGAGATTTAGCCTGTCCTACTACCTCGGCTACACTGCCAAAATCAGGAGATGCATACTCACCAAATGACACAGTGGCCACATAATCCTTAGGCAACCTGCTACTCATATTGTCGTAAACCTTTAAAGCAGTATCCACTAGCAAGGGTATGACCTTACTAAGCACTTTGATTATTTCGCCCCTGGTGTAAAGGGTGGTCTTTTCCTTCTCTCTTTGTGCCTCTGCATTGTCTGTCTTTTTAAGGTCTATACCCAGGGTAGAGGGACTGATTATTCCCTGGAGGCACATGTCTAAGGTGCTAGCGTAGGATTCCACAAAGGCTTGATAGTTTATTTCAGCTTGCTTTTGCTCTATTTGATTTTTGCCATCCTCAGCCATGTTGGTCCCTATTTTGATAAACTTATTATCAAAAGGATTAGGCCTCATTGCTGCACCAGTAATAGGGTCCCTGGGGACTAGGTCCTCGGGAATATAATCTTTTACCCTTCCGGCTCTTATAGCATCTATCCATTGAGATATAACTTCATCCAAAGCATCAAAGTTATCACTCTTACGCTCAAAAATAGAGTTGCCTCTACCTTCAAACTTGGCCGACTTAAAGAATCTCATAGGCACTGCCATAATAAAATCACCGGTAAAGGTAATTTTGGTTAGGTGGCTGACCTCTGGTACCTTGCTTATAGGTACTTCCTTGCCCTGGTCATCATATAGCTTATAATCGATAAAACCTCGGCCATATACCTCATCAAGCCTGTAGGTCTTTTTTTCATGTGTATAGTAAGCATGGAAAATGACTTCCTGGAGCCTGTTCCTAATGTAGGTATATGAGATATCGGACCCGCTGTAAAATTCAATTATAGGGTACTTAGATAAGTCAGGATCCACGCTAAGCTTAAAGACACCATCACCGTCTATAAGTGTATCTTTTATGGCATCTGCCAAAATCTCATCACTTAGCTTATTATCAAGCGCTATCTCATCCCATAGCTTTTGATGATCTTCGTTTTCAAGATCCACGCTGTCCAGGTCTGATACCACCATGCCGGCCAGCCTGTCCACTATCTGCCCTGGTATGCCAGAATGAAACTTTCTTATACTAGAATCTTGACTAGGGACTGCGGCCCAAAATCTCGACTTCCCTACATCATCTGTTGCTGTTTGTTTAAAAAATTGGTCTAGCTCTGATGGGTCGCCCCTGTACCAAATTCTATTCCTTAGTACAGTTCCTGCGTGGGATAGTGGTTCTTTGATGGATATTTGGTCGTCTTCTGCTGGCTGTATATTTAATAGCTTTGCTATCACGCCTTTAATCACCTCTCTTAAACCCATGGTTTAGCCTCCTATGCCTATCTTAGTTCTAAACGGAATCCACGCATATTGCGAAGAATTAATTGTATGGTCATTCCTGTCCTCCGGCTCATACTTATCATCTTTCCAGCTGTAGCTTTCTAGTTCTCTTATATGTTCTTTACAATGGTCCAATACAATATAATCAGCTTCAGGCTTAACCTCGCTTACATTCAACCAGCCCAGCATAAAGTGGATTCTATCTATTACCTGGACCTTCTTATATGCATTAAGGAAGTTGTATACACATCCGTGTTGCCTTTTATACTTCTTAAGCTCCGTTATAGTCGCCTGGTCTGCATTGTCGATGAACACATCTCTAGCAAAGCCCCATCTATTTCTATTCCTCTCTAAGAAAGATACAAGCCTAGGAGGGATATCGCTTGGCGCAAGCGGCACTTCCAGGTTTGCATTGTCGTATACCTCTTCATCTAGTATTATGAGCTGTCCTTTGTCAGTAATTCCCTGGTATATAAAAGCAATGGTATCAGGGCTTTCCTGGGAATAGGCCGTATCCACACCACATGAAAAATGTATAAACTTAAGCGGGTTATGGATGTCTGCCATCCGCTTCTTAAGCTCAGCGACCGACCGGACATTGTGCTTCCTGCTAAAGTTCGGGAATATCAGCCCTGTGGCCCTACCTCTTAATCCCTGTATCTTATTCTTATAGAGCTTAGTCCCTTTAGGTACGTTTGTTATGATCTGCTCTAGCTTTTCTTTGGTCAGCCCTAAGTTATGCTTAAAAGAAAAGAACCAATGGACCCATCCAGGCTTAGGTTCCTCGTTTAACATATTATTCAGTTCCGCCGGAGCATCGCCTTTATATTCCGGCAATGGCCTGCTATGATTGATATATTCCTTGTATATCGGTAAACTTGGATCATCAGGGTTAAGTGTGCCAAGGAGGTAGTCGCACCTCATACTTATTTCCCTTACATAGTTCATATCTGCTATATTAATCTCATCTATATACACACAACCGTATTGGCCACCTAAGGCTTTTTTCCACCTGGATTTATTATCATAGCCTAGTACATAAATTATTTTAGTTCCTTTAGGTGTTTGATAAATTATGTGTGGTAGAGAATGTTCCCCTCTGCCATTCGCATTGTATTCTGCTAAACTACCAAATATATCTATAATTCCTAAGTCTTTGTTGATTATATTTTTTTCTATAGTTCCTAGGTCTAGTCCAGATAGGACATGTAACTTCTTTGGACTATCTGCTACTTTTAGCATAAATTTAACTATACCAACAGTAGTTTTTCCACTAAACGTAGTCCCTTCCATAAATTCTACAGGTGCATCGTGTTTGAGGAATGCTTTGTACTTATCTGATAATAGTAATTCTTCTGCCATAGCATCAATCTTCCTTTAACTGCTTTAAGATTGAGTCTAGTTTTTCTGTTCCTGTATCTATAGTTCCTTCTATGTCTAATTTATCAGCGAATAGCGTATAGCGCTTACCCAATAACTCTGCTGCCTTTGTTCTTTCTTTTATCTTAGCTGGAGCCTCTACCTCTACTTCTTCACCGTCATCATTAAGTATTATAAACTTTTCTTTTTCTTCTCCTCGCATTACTGCTGTTAGATACTGCAGAACCTCATCCGCTTTGGCTATTCTCTCATCTTCCAGTTGCTTTAGTCTCTTGTCAATATAGTTTTTAATATGAGGTTTTCTGAGGTTTTCATATCCTGTTTCTGCTGCTGAGTTCTTACTATAACCAGCCCTAATAGCTGACTCTGTAGCATTTAAAGTTTCAATATAATAATCACAAAATGCTTTTTGCTTTTCCGTTAGTTTTCTCACTACCACCACCTACCTTTTTTATCTGTGCGCCTAGATGGCCAATGCATCACCTAAATATTAATCTAATAAAAAGCTGGACCACCTATGTAGTCCAGCCTCAAAAGGAGGAATTAGTGTGTGATACACTCAATGCACACTATCATAATACCATACTATAAGGACCAAAAAGTCCCGGACTTTTACAAGGTATTTATTTTTATTAATCCTTCCTGCACTGCGATCATGGCCGTGTATACTACTATCTCCTCACGCCACCTGTAGTAGGTGCTTCTCTCTATGTTTAGCTCCATGCATATCTGTACCTCGCCAAGTTCTTCAAAGTATTTCTTCTGCAAGAGTCTCCCATGGCCACTTCCCTCATGCTTTGCCATGACATGCTCAATTACCTTTAACCATTTCTCATAATTGACTATTTCCTCCTTGCAAAGCCTCACCGCTTTGGAGGCTGTAGGGTCTGAACGGAATGCCTGCCCTCCTCCATACTCAGAATAATCCCGCCCACCAGCTTCGATAATATTCTCCTTAGTTTCTCTTACCTTTCTCCTTAGATGATGGTAATTGTAAAGATACCATTCTATTTGCTTATATGTCTGCCTTGATAGTATTCCCATCCTCTATCCCTCCCACAGCACGCCATAGACATGATATTTGTTCTCGAATGTATCTCCGCATATGTCGCAAGTCAATTCATAGTACTCTGGTTAAATTTAGTTTCCATCTGTTTCCTTTAGCAGTTCCCTTTCTATCTTCTCAATGGCTAGCTTGTAAAATTTTCTCTGATTTTCATAATCCTCTTTTTTAACCTCAATCTCCACCAGTTCCTCAATATGCTTATTGAATACTTTATTTTGTTTTAGTAGAATGAAATGATTTTGACTTACTCTAATTATTTGTGTTAAAACTAAAACCGTTGTTATTATTGTTAAGTATGTAGTCATTGTTTTTTCTCCTCCTTAATTCTTTGTTTCTTCTTTGGCTCTCTTTTACTTCTTGTCCGTGTAACTCCCACACATCACGCATTGCATTTTTATTCCTCCTTGTATAATTTTAAAATGGTAGCCACCCATCATCCTCTATTTCTATTGGTATAAAGCTGAACTCTGTCTCTTTTTTCTCGCCCCACTCTAGAAACTGGACCTCATCCGCTACTACCTCGGTAACATAACGCCTCTGGCCATCCTGGCCTTCGTATGACCTTGTCTGTATACGCCCTGATACTGCTACCAGTCGGCCTTTTGCCAGATATCTTGCGCAGTTTTCGGCCAATCCTCGCCAGGTTACAATCGGTATAAAATCTGCTTCCTTTTCGCCATGTTGGTTGGGGAAATTTCTCTCCACCGCTAAAGTGAAGGTGGTCACGCTTGTTCCACTTTGGGTCGCCCTGAACTCTGGGTCTTTTGTAAGTCTACCAATTAATATCGCTTTATTTATCATTGTTTTTCCTCCTTATTTTTAAATGGTAAGTCAATCAGCTCCGGTCTTTGATTCCTCTGATATGTTTACGTCTCTGTGGTTGTGTTCATTGCCCTTCGCTCCTTTCTGCCAACGAACAATAAAAATCGTCATTTGTCCCTCTGTCCATTCTTTCGCACCAGCCAAAACCATCTGAACAGCCTATTCGGTTATAGTGTTTACAGTTTCCACACCGCACAATCAGCTCATTCTCGCAACTACCGAGGTTTACTCGGCGGTTCCATGCTTCGTTAGCTTTCGCTTCACTGTCGTAATATCCGCTACTAGCACCACAGCCTCCCTCGTGCATATTGCATACAACGCAAACGTAAAGTTCTGTTGAGGGGCACTTCTCGAAATACCTGCACCCCTCCAACTCTTGGCAGTTAGAAATTTCGGCCACTTCCTTACCGCAAAACGGACATTTCTCAATCTTCATGGCTCTACCTCCAATCGCTTGCCACACATGGGGCAGAATCGCACGTTTGGCAATTCCACAAGCCGCCCCCGCAACTTCTCTATTTCTTTATCTCTTGCTACAACCTCATCCATATGGCATTGTACTTCGTGCTTCCAATCTTCAAGTTTTGCCCGGAGCTGCTCATTCTCCTGCTGCAAGGATTCGATGGTGTCAAATAAGTCAAGCACTTGTTCAACGCTTGCTGTTGCACCCCGTAATCCTTGTTCATATAGTTTTTTAATGCCGTCATGCTGTTTCCTCACTTCATCCACGCTCAACCTCACGTTATTCAACCTCCTTATCCCCCACCAGCTTTAGCGGGCAGTCATCACGCCTTTTGTGTGGCAATCCGTTAACAAGTAATATTTTACATATCAGCGTTAACGTGTACCCATTGGATTCCCAACGGTGTAATAAGCATTCTTTGCAATTATCAGGCATCTTCGGCAATTCCAATATCGCTTTAGCCATCATGTTCAACCTCCTTATACTCCCGTTCTCCAAACGGGCAATCCGTTGTATATGGGCCATTGTAATATTTGCACTGCCAAGTAGCTGGAAACATTGCAACGCATTTGAAATTTTCGTACATATAACGGCATGTGTTGTACATATAACGACCTTGCAGTGTATTGTCAACATTCCAATTTCGGCACGTCAAACAGCATTTTGTTTCCTTGAAGTCATTAATAGTGTATCTTTCTTCCATCATTTACCCTCCTTCTCATAAAACTCCTGTAAATCCCTGTTGTCGCATCCCGGCGCAAATCTGCCTGTCTGCCTAAAATACAATTGTATATACCTGCTGTATGCCGCCTTTCTGTCGCCGCCAGCAAGCAATAACGCCTGTCGTGCAAGCGCAGGAATTACTTTGCTTATGTCAGGTTTACCCATCATGTTCGACCTCGCTTTCCTGACATTCCGGGCAATAATGCTTCCATTCCCCGTCAATCAATCTTTTTCTCCAACCTTCCTCATTCATAAAATCTATTACTTCCGCCCAGCTATCGCACTCTTGCCCTGTTCCGCAGTTGTCGCATGTTGCCATGTATTTGTTTCTATATATCTTCTCAATCAAGTTAATCCCTCCTTAACTTAATTTTCTGCCGCACATAGGGCAGAAATTGATTTTATGATTGTCACAGAAACCGGGATAATCTTCATCGAATATTTGTAAGTAACTACCGCTAACGCTAATGAATATCCTCGTTTCGTAGTTCTGGCAGATTGCTA